TTCTGAATTGTGGTCGCGTGCGCTTCCATACGGGTCTTGAAGTCACCGCGCAGAAGGCCATCAACATTGAACTCGACGTATTGCTTGGAACCGCGCGGGAACAGCTTCAGGTTCATCTCCTGCTCAACCTGCTCAATCCAGCGTTTCAGCGTGTGCTTGACGAACTGCAAATCCTGTTGCTCGGTGTTGCTGAACGTCCCATGCGTCAAATCTTGCAAGAAAACAGGCGGCAGGCTGTAAATGCGGGCGATCTGCTCGATGCTGAAGCGTTGCAACTCAATCAACTGCATTTGCTCAGGATTGAACCCGATTTGCTTCATCTCATGGCCCATCGGAAGCGCCATAACGGGCCGACCCTCACGCGCCAGCTTTGCCGTGGTCTTGGCCACGTCATCAGATGCCCGTGCAGCCGCAGCGCCGCTCTGGAACGGCCCTTGCAGCACAACAGGGGGGATACCACCGCTTTGGAACGCCTTGGCCCCGTAGCGGCTCGCTGCAATCGCCATACCGATGGCGTCACGGTTGGTCGAGATAGGGCCGCGAACATCAACGCCGTTTGACTTGAGCATGAACGGAACGTCGATGACCTCGTTTGCCGCGTAGGTCACACCATTGCAGATATACACCCTGATCTGACGCTTGCCTTCGGTGCGATGCTCGACGCGCGTTTTCTGCGGGTCAAGCGGCCACAAGTTTTTGACAGCGCCACTTCCTGAGCGCTCAATATAGGTCACGCAGCGCCCGCCAGTGAACACTTGGTCGAACATATACTTGCGCCACTCAAACGACGACATGCTATCGTTGGCCACGTCGTGCAGGATGCCCTCAAGCGGACCTGTTGCGCGCTGACGCCCCTTGGATGTCTTGCGGTAGACGTGCAGCGGAAGGCCAGCCAGCGTGCCGCTAAGAAAGTTGACCGCAGCCCAGACAGCAGGAACGCCTAGAGCGGTGTCAGTGTTGACCGTCACACCAGCGGACGCAGTTAGTTCACCCCAACCCATCACTTGCAGAAAGTCCTCTGCCGAGACAGGAGCGTTAGGGTTTTCCAGATTGCGCGTCTCCGCTTTGCGGAAGCGGTCAAATAATGCCATCACGAGCGTCCTCGATGTTTGCAGCAAATTAGCACATCAGGCGCTCATGGTAAAGGCAGGGCGGTCTTAGCCGCGCCCACCTCGCCATGGCTTACCTAAACACAACACGCAACGACACATCTCGACCGCCAAGCCTCGCCCTGCCGCGCCCAGCCTTACCTTGCCCTGCCTCGACCGCCTTTCCTTGACCAGTGCGCCCGCTTATGCGGACTGCACCACACCGCGCTTGGGCGCAGCGATTTCCTCTAAAGCAAACAGTTCGTTTTCATCAAACGCGCCTGCATAACGATCTAGCCAAGACCTTAAAGCAACCGCGCCTTGCCTGCGTAATTCAGCCATTGCCTCCGGATCGTCTGGATCAAAACGCGTATATCCGCCGCCATGCTTTCGACTTGCCATTGGCGACACATAAGCCGGATATTCCCGCTCAGTGATTTGAACCACATTCGCTTCCGTGGTTTCGACCTTGGCTTTGATCCGAAGCCCGCTTGCCATTTTGCGTGCAAGATGGATGCGGTGCTGACGTGCCGCTTCGGCATCATCAATGCCAAAGAACCAATCATAAGCTTCGTGATCCGGCTGGCCTTCCAGCCAGTCAATGAACTCAGACGCGACAAACATATTGCGCCCGCTCTCCGACAAATACCCATCAATGATGCGCTGCCGATCTTTACTTGTAAAAGCCATTTGTCTTCCCTTTCTGTTTTGCAGTGGACCGCCATGCCAAGCCCGAACTCACCCCACCAAAACAGACCTCACCAAGACCGCCTTTCCTCGACCGCCAAGCCGCGCCCAGCCGCGCCTCGACGTGCCCAGCCTTACCTTGCCCAGCCTCGACCGCCTTACCTTGACCGCGTGGGGCGACCTAAGCCGCCCCCGCCAATATCATGCCGCGCGCTTTTCGCGCTCCTCTTGCAGCATTTCCATAAGTTCTTCGGTTTCGTCATCGTAGCATTCTGGGTTATCCAGCGCCGCCTGCTGCACATCGCGCGCCTCTGCGGTGATTTCATCCCAGTATTCTTGGAAGTCACCAAGATCATCGCCTGCGACCGAAAATGTGCCAAACGATCCGCGCCCCTTTTCTTGCCGAAAGTCACCGATCCCAACAATCGCGCCCGCGTTTTGCAGCAAAGAAACAATGCTGTGCGCGCTCAGTGTCGGCGTAACATAGGCAATATCAACCTCTGCCACCCAGCGAGGCAAAAAAGCCCGCGTGCGAACGTCCGGCGTTTTGTTCATATCGGCCGATCGCACAACGTCCATTTTGAGATAAGGCTTGCCCCAGACTTGAATTTTCATTTCTGGCAAAAAAATCAAACGCTGCACGCTTGTCTTTGTGACGCCAGGCGTTTCCAAAGCCGCCGTTGCCATTGCGCCCTTTACGCCCGGCGCTGGGAAGCAAAGCAGGGTTTCGCCGTCGCGCTTACGATAGGCGCTGTCACGGTATTCTTGCTCTGGATCGTGCTTAATTTCTTTGCGCTCGGCTGCGGTTTTTTTGCCGCCGCCGATCAGCAAAGACCGCTTGGCCTTGGCACTCATTGCGTTGAAGTAAAGCGGCGTCGATCCAATCATGCGCAGCTTAACGCGTCCCTGCTTGAGCGCGTCAATGTGAAGTGTTCCAGCTTCTGCTTTTTTGATAGCCATGTTGTGCATCCTTGTCTTGCGGACGCACGTCGCCTGTCGCATTATGCAATCAGGTCAACCGTGCATTCCGGTTGGCTTAGAGAAGGTTAAGCGGCTGCAACCGCCACCTTCTCGAACACATAAACATGAAAATTATTTTTCTGCAAGAACTATTTTTCCAGAATAGTATTTTTCTCACGACTCCAATTCAAACGCTGGATCATCCCAAGGCGATGAAGCCGTGACTGCCTCGACCATAGCCTCGCTGCCCAGCGCCATAGCCAACGCAACCAGCCCGTCAATCCGACCGATAGACTTGGCCTTGTTTAGCTTCCTGTTGCCCGCCGGATCGCGTTCTGCAATCGCATTGGCCGCGCACATGTTCAGGACCGGGTTGTCACCGTGCGCCAGCTTATGATCAACCACAAGACGCTCTAGCTTGTCCACAGCGGGTGCCATGTCCTTAAAGCCCTGACCGAACGGTTGCATCGGCAACTGCACGCCGATCGTGTCCAACTCGCGCGTGAAGTCGTTGATCCTCCATCGGTCATATGCCAACAACTGCATGTCAAAGTTTTCCGCCGCCTCTGCAACGTGCTGCGCAACCACCGCAGGCACAATAACAGGCCCGTCAATCAAGGTGATGAAGCCCTGCTTGGCCCACACGTCATAAGGAACTTTGTCCTCCTTGGCGCGCTCTCTGATGCCGTCTGAAGGCATAAAGAACTGCGGCACGACGTGATACTTATCACCGTCGGGAAACACCATCACGAACGCCGTCAAATCTCGGCTGGATGACAGGTCCAAGCCAGCGAAACACGTCATCCCGCTGTCGATCTGAGGCGCGGCTTTGTTTGCCTCCCACTCACCTCGGCTTAGGAACGGGCTTGTCGCCTCAATGCGCTGGTTAAGAAACAGCCACCGGAAGCTGTTCTCTTTAGCCGGAAGTCGCGCTGCCTGCTTTGCAAAGTCTTGAACATCCTTCAAGCTGCGAAACTCACCAAGCGCCGGGTTTGCAGCCTTCCACGCCTTGCGATCCATGATCTCGCAATCTTCTGGCGCGGTGTAAACGTGACTGACGATCCGCTTGTCTTTGGCGTTGGACGCGTCATCAAGCCAGATGCTAAACAGGTCGCCGTCAGTCGCAGCCTGCGTGCTGATCGCAATCAGCAGCGGGTCATCGTGCGCACCCTGCGCAGTCTCAATCGCCTCGATGAAGCTGTCAGTTGGCCCTCGCACCTGACCGACCTCATCCAAAATTGCCAAGACAGGTGACAAGCCGTGCGCCGTGCCAGCCTCAGCACTGATCGCCCGGTACTCAACATTCATCGGCAGGCCGACCAAAGACTTTTGCGAAGGCACAATCTTGATAAGCTGAGATAGGCGCGGAGAAAGCCTGACCATTTTTTCGGCCAGCTTAAAAACTAGACTGGCCTGCTCACGACTGCGAGCGCCGCTGATGATCTGGCTATTCTGCCTAGCTTCAGGTCCAACGATGTGCGCCAGCAGTATCGCCGCAATCAAAGCCGACTTGCCATTCTTTCGGCCAACACTGAGGTATGCGCGGCTTGTGCCCTTCGGGTTGTCATAAACATCCAAGATGAATTGCCGCTGGAACTTCATCAGCTTGATCGGCTTGCCCACCAGCTTGCCCTCAGGCACCGGGCAGAATGCCTCGATGAATTTGCAGACCTGTTCTCCGCGTGTCATGCGGCCTCGCGATCTGCCTTGAGTTCCTCATAGGTCTGGCCTGTGGCCTCAAGGGTTGCTTGCTCGCCTGTGAAGTCCTGCCAGCGCTTGATGATGACGTCGCAGTAGGCTGGCGACAATTCCATTACAAAAGCGTCTTTGCTTCGCGTCTCGCAGCCAATCAAGGTTGAGCCGCTGCCGCCAAATAAGTCGAGAACGGTCATGCATTCTTCTGCATAGTTATCGATACACCATTCCGCCAGAGCGATAGGTTTCTGCGTCGGATGAACACGCTTTTGGCCATGCTCAGACGCCTTCACCATTCCGTTCCACATGTGTTCAAACTTTCTGACTGCGGTGGCTTGATTTGTCCAAGCCAATTCGCAATCTGCAAAATTCCCGCTGTTCTTCTTGTCCCAAACAATCCAGCAGGACGAATTCGGCAGGCTTGCGGCGTAATAGTTCCCACCCCAGATTATCTCGACCTTTGCGCCGAGTGTGGCAATAACTGAAATTGCGGCTACCGCGACTTCAATGCTGTCGTCATTTGCCACCGGGGCAAAATTGCTTGATTGCACTACATTCGACTTGTCGGCCTTTTCGTTTTTCTTTCCGCCGAAAGCCCCGCCACCTCCAACCTTGTTACCCTGAACGATAGAAATTCCATACGGAGGGTCGGTGTAAACGCAATCAACTCCGCGCCCGTCCATCAGCCGCTCCACAGCATCAATGCTGGTGCTATCCCCACACATCAGGCGATGTCGCCCCAATAGCCACACGTCGCCCTCAACAGTGACAGGCACCTCTGGCGCTTCCGGCACAGCGTCCTCGTCGGTCAATCCCTCGGTTTCATCATCCTTCTTGAGCAGATCCACCAACTCATCCTCAGAGAACCCCATCAGTTCGCCAAAGTCGCCCGCTAAGTCTTCCAACTCAACGCGCAGCGCTTCTTCATCCCAGCCCGCGTTTAGCGCCAGCTTGTTGTCGGCAATGACCAGTGCCCGGCGCCGCCGATCATCTAGCCCAGTAACCACCACCGCAGGCACGCTTTCTAGCTGAGCCTTTCGCGCGGCCAGCAATCGACCATGCCCCGCAATCAGATTGTTCTTTTCGTCAATCAAAACAGGGTTGGTGAAACCGAACTCGCGGATGCTTGCCGCCAACTGCGCAACCTGCGCGTCGCTATGCGTCCGGCTGTTCAGCGCATACGGGATCAGATCCTCTACGCTGACAATCTTGTTCTCATAAAATTCCATCAGTTTGTCCTTGGCATGGCGATCAGGTCGTCATCGCTAAAAGACTGCATTGTGTTTCTTGCGTCAACCAGCGTGCGTGCAGCCCCGTTAATCGTCCGCGGATCGCTGGCTTGCTGGTTCAGCGACATAGACCGGATGACCGCCATCTGTCTGCGCTCCAAAGTGTCGATGACAGCCAAGAGCGGATTGGCAACCAACGTGCCTCGCTTGTTTTGAATAAGCACACCGGATCGATCAAGCGTTTCCTGATGCTTGCGGATGTCAGCTTCCATGCGCACGACCTTCGCCAGTAAAAGCAGGTCCATGTCCCGCCAATCCTCGCGTGCGCGCGCGCGCGTGAACTGGTCCCATATTACCATCTCTTCATCGCTGCGCAACTGCACACCTTCAGGCGGGGGAACGCTCTCCATGGCCCCCTTGAACCCACCCAAGGCCGCCGTGACGCTGTTCTTGTCGCTGCGCTTTTTCTGGCTCATAGCTTCCTCCTGTTTTTTCCGTAAACGCGCAAAAAGAGAGTTTCGCACGCCGGTTCGCCGTTATGCGCATTAGAGATCTGACCCACCCCGCCTGCGCTTGGTTGAATTATTGCCTGCCGGGGTGACTTGGATCAATGGGCCATCCGTCATCACCTATCTGTGTGTCGTATCCACGGGCCTCTGCGCTCTGGATGTCTCCGCTGTGGCATGTCCAGCATACCGCTTGCAAGTTATCCAAGTCAAAGAACAGGTCGTGTTCGCCCTTGTGAGGCTTTAGATGGTGGACAACTGCGCTGCGTGGGTCTGCTCGCCCGCGCTTGAGTGTTACGCCGCACCGCTTGTGCTGACACCTGTAGCCGTCACGCAGTAGGGCTTGCTCTCTGAGTATGCGCCACGCCTTTGTTTGGTATAGCTTGCGATACTCTGCCGCCTCTGGTGTTCTCCATCGGTCCATCAGTGCATCTCGCCTTGGTCCTCGCCAAACATGTAGCTAAGCACCGTGCCGATCGCCAAAACCAATTCGGCGGGTGTCGTCCCGTCCTCGATCTCGCGCTCAAACGTATCATGCAGGAACTCGCATAGCTCTGCCACGACCTCCATGTCAGCTTCACTTACGTCTAGTGCGACCTGCGCTGTTCCGACCCTGCTAGTCATCGCCTGTAGCCAGTTCGCCAGCGATTGCGAGATATCCGCAGCCGTCAATCGCATTATCGATGTGCGTTGGATTGCCCTTGGTGCGGGCCAGCTTAAAAAGCGTCATCATCATAGCTACGTCATGCGCTGAGATAGGCGCGCTGAGGCGCTCGTTAAGCCACCACGTCCATGCGGCCCCGATCTGGGAGAAACTGTCCTCGGCATCCCCGTGCGTCGCTGCGCGGTCCTGTGTGATGTAACTGTTGGCGGTGCTGAGAATGTCGGTCCTGTGCATTTTGGTCTTTCCATCGTTTGCGCCCGGCGCTAATGTGTTTGGGCAGGGGCGATCTTTTCGCTTTGCAGTCGTAACTTCTTCCCGGCTGACGTAGCTACCGAATGCGCCAATCATTCACCGCCCCTGCAATCCTATTCCTTTTCCTGCGACCAGTCTACATAGACGACATGCTTGCGCAGTCCTAGATAGCGCAGCACCTCGCTTGACGGCGGACGCAGCGCGCGCACAATTTCGTTGAAATAATTACTGCTGACGCCGATCTCATCGGCAAGGCTGGCTTGCGTGCGGTTTGCCAGCTTGGCGCGGAGCATGTCGCGCACCTGTGCCTCTGTGTGTATCTTACTCATCGTCTTGTCCTTTGAGTTCTGCGAGGGTGGTGCGGGCTTCACGGTTGACGCACTGCTCGTCTTTGGCGGTCATCGGCATATTGTGACACGTCAAATCCTCAATTCGGGTCAGCGCCTCCACCGCCTCCGCCAGCTTCGCCTCCAATTCTTCGATGCGGTCTGAGCGGACGTATTCTACCTGCGGTTCGCTGGCATATTTCGGGCTCTCAAAGCATCGAGGGAACATTCCGTCACCGGCTTCAACATCCCCGTCTAGATAAATTCGCTCTGGTGCTTCACCCATCTTGTTCTCCTTTCAGTTCTGCTAGGGTGGTCATCCTTCAAACTTCTTCTTAAGGCGTTCATATTCAGCCCTCTCCAAAGAGTTTGACTCTTCCCAGACGTCAATTTTCTTTACGGTGTCTGCCATGCTTTTACCTAAGTGATTGAACTCAAGAAGACCCCACCCTGAGTACTCGCCAGCAAAGTTTAGGACCTTGCTCCATCCTTGAGGGAGAGTGATAACCTTCCCGTTTCCGTTTTTAGCCTCAGTCCAATCACGGCATGTATCTGCACTAGTCATCTCTCTCTTTACTTCGAGGGAAATAAATGCCCCAAACCCACGCAGTTTTCTGAATTTACTTTCAGACAATTCCGTGTGTACCCATTTAGGTCTTCCATCACTCATCTGTCTTTCCCTTCAGTTGATGTGCTGTAAGAACGCGGCAAGCACGCCCGCTGCCGTTCCGGATAGAATGGACACGATAAAAATTTGAAAATTACTCATCTGTTTCTCCTTTCAGTTCTGCAAGAAATTTCCCAATTAGATAAGCACAATTGCGGCGCGTCTTGATCTTGCCGTTTTCTAGCTGAACCATTGCATCAACCAATAAGCCCTCCGCTTTCGCCAGCTTGGCCTGATACGCCTCTGCTGCCTGTCCGTCTGCGGCTATAAAATCCAGCGCCATCTTGCGTAGGTCGGCCTCTAATTCCTCGATAGTATCGTCCTTGGATGACCCAACGAACGGGTGTCGATAGGGGTGGTTGCTGCGAGGATGTCCGCATTTGGCGCATCGTGGGTCACTCATTCCGCCTCTCCTTTCAGTTCTGCGAGGGTGGCTTTGTAACGGCCTTTACTGCCCACATGGCTGCGCTTTCAATCTCGGTCTGCGCCAGTGCTTTAAGGCGCTTGATCTCGGCAAACTGCGGGTCAAGGGACGCCGGCTCAGGGGTTGGCACCATTTGAATCAAGTCAATCAGATCAGCGGCTTTGCGCTTGATCTGGCTCACCATGTCGTCGTTGCTGGGATTGAAATTGACCCCTACTCTATATTCGCCTTTGGTCATCAATCTCTCCTTTTAGTTCTGCGATAGATGCCTCTAATTTAAGGACACGGTCTCCAAGACCAGCCCACATAAAAGCCATCGCCATATTGACGAAACTTACAAGCACCAGAAAAGCTGTCAAACGACTAACCTCTTTTCGAAGGTCCATAAGAATCTCGAAGTCAGATTTCATCCTCATCAATCTCTCCTTTTAGTTCTGCGAGGCGCTGGCGGGAGCGACTTTCATACCAATTCTTTCCGCCTCTTTGCCGCTGCACTTCATCCATGCCCTCGCAGAAGCCTTCGTTAAATGCGACTTTAACCAACTCCTCCGCCTTCGCCAGCTTGGCCTCCACCTCATCGTGTATCTTCGTAATCTTCAGCAGCTCTTGATAGGTCTTTTGTTGTTGTGCCTCTAGCTCCTCTATGCGGTCGGCTATCGGTGAGCCAACGTATTCACCGCAGTTCGTGCATGTCAGATCCTCACTCATCTGTCTCTCCTTTCAGTATCGCGAGGGTGGCGCGAGCAATCATGTTGCCATCGCTGTTGCCGTAACGGTCGCCGTTGCCAAGCCGTGCCAGCTTCTCCAAAGTCTCCACCGCCTTCGCCAGCTTGGCCTCTAGTTCCTCGATGCGGTCGGCTGCATCGGCGCATTTCGGTTGGCACCACGGGTCGTCAACCCGAAGCCGCTTCACTAAATCATCACTCATCTGTCTCTCCTTTCAGTTCTGCGAGGGTGGCGCGCATCTTCGCCCTTGCTGTGACGCCCCAGATTAGGCGGTAGTTTTCGTCCAGAAACTTCAGAACTGATACCGCCTTCGCCAGCTTGGCTTCGGCTGCAACGACCTGTCTTTGCGCAAAGTTACGCTGGGCCTGTAGTTCTTCGATGCGGTCGGCAACAAACTCGCCGGGGTACTCACCGCAACCTGTGCAATGTGGAACTTTACTCATCTGTCTCTCTTTTCAGTTCTGCTAGAAACCGCCCAATCAGGTAGGCACGATTGCGGCGCGTTTTTATCTTGCCGTTTTCAAGCTGGACCATTGCGTCAACGAGCAAACCTTCCGCCTTCGCCAGCTTGGCCTCTAGTTCCGCCGCATATGCCTCGGCTTCCTTGGCGTCTTGCCGCGCCGCTTCCAGCAGTTCCGCCTGATCGCCAGCAGCAAACCCCGCCGCCAGCTTGGCGCGCATCTTGTCCGTCAGTTCCTTGCTCACTCTTGTTTCTCCCATAGTTCTCTAATCCTTGCCTTGAGCGCATCCACCGAGGCGGCTGGCTGCTTGTTGATGTAGTCTCGGCGCTGTTGAAGCGTCGGTAGGTTGATTGCGTACCGGGCGGCGCTGTCGATCAGTGCTACCCGGCAAGCCTTGGCATACGCGGCGCTAGACTTGGCGTCGGGCAGATATATCTCTCCCATCCCTACCGGGTCTCCTGTGCGCCACGGTTCCACCTAGAACGGAATTTCGTCGTCCATGTCATTGCCGCCAAAGCCGCCGCCTTGGCTCTGGCCACCATCGCCTTGACCAGCATCACTGCCGCCGCCCATAAACGTCAGTTCGTTGACAAACAGTTTAAGCTGACCCCGGCCCTCGTAGACATCAACGCCGGGTCGGCCAGTGACGACAATCTTGGTGCCCTTTGTGATGTAGCGCTCAAGGCTTTCTGCGCGCTTGCCCCAGACTGAGCAGCTAACCCATACGCTGTCGCGCTTTGTGCCGTTCTTGTCCTTGCCCTGATCGACTGCCACTGAAAAACCCAATACAGGCTCACCTGATTGCGTGCGGCGCAGTACGGCGTCCTTGCCGACGTTGCCTGCTACCATGAGATTAAACATTGTTCGTTCCTTTCTGTATGCGGGCCTCTGCCCTGCGGATGTTTGATAGGACCGTGCTGTGGTCCCGTTTGAAGATTAGACCTACCTGCCCCAGCTTTAGGCCAGTGCTGTGAACTAAGCGCATTGCCTCTTGGCGTGCTGCGACGATGGAAGGTAAGCGGCTTCGGTCCATAATTTCCCGCACAGAAACGCCGTGCTTTCTCGCAACGTGGTCGATGATGTCGCGCGCTGCTTTGCGCTGACGTTCGCTTACCATTGAACCCTCTACAGCGGTGGGCCATTTCGTGGTGTATGCGTTCATTGCGACACCTCCTTGCGCTCTTTCGCCGACTTACGCTCTGCCGCTAGTTTGCGCAGCTTCTGACGGTGAATACATTGAGCCTCATGCTTATCAATCGCCTCCGCACGAAGCGTTTCTGCCGCGTCAACAGCCTCCTGCCGCGTCTTACCGCTGAACAAAATAGGGTAGGTCTTATAAGGGTGAAACCGCGCAATCCATTCGCAACCTTTGCCGTCGCTATCCACGCGCTGGAAGGTGTGAATGCTGGCTTTTCTAATCGGGTGGCTCATTGGCTTTCTCCTTTACGCTCTGGGCGCATTATTGGCCGCTCTGAGCAGGCTGGTAGGTGGCAGCCACCGTCGCTATAGAACACATGGCTGCCGATGACACCGACAACTTCCAACTCGTGCCGCCATACAGGCTTCACGGCAGTCGTATGGTAGTGCGTGGCCCCTATGCCCAGAATGTCGCCGTCTAGCGCCTCACGGGCCACCTCCTGCGCTGTGAGCCATGCTGCCGCGTCGGTAGGCGTGTCGCTCTTGCCGTCGCAGTAAAAGCTAAACTGGCAGGCCCAAGGGCGCGAGGCTGGCGTGCGATGCTCGGTCACAACACCGCAGACCGTCATGGGGAAGTCGCTATGTGCTGCGCGGGTCAGGACAACCTCGGCCACGGCCTTCTGTGCGTCGATCTCTTCACCGCGCGCCTCATGATACACTGCGAGGGCAAGGCATGTTGCTGCTGTCATAAGCATCAGGATTTTACCCCCAAGAAAGTCATACGCTCCAGCACGCCAATGGTATCCACGTCCTGCCAGAAGGTGGGGCTATCTGTAGCAGCAGCACGAGCAGCATAAGCAGCAGCATCAGCAGCATAAGCAGCAGCAGCAGCAGCATAAGCAGCAGCAGCATCACGAGCAGCAGCACGAGCAGCATAAGTAGCAGCAGCATCACGAGCAGCAGCACGAGCAGCAGCACGAGCAGCATAAGGAGCAGCATAAGCAGCAGCACGAGCAGCAACAGCAGCAGCAACAGCAGCATAATCAGCAGCAGCACGAGCAGCAACAGCAGCAGCAACAGTCCGTTTACGGCACATAGCCGCCCACTCAAGACCAAAGCCTAACTTGTCTGCCATCGGCTGTAGCTTCGGCAACACCGTGTCCCACAGCCAATCCATCAATACTGCAAGTCGTTCTTCCTCACGCTCACGGCCCGTGCCAGCAGCATGAGGCAACCACTCTTTATATCTGCGACTGTTGCGCATGTTATCAGGCATGGCATCTTGTAAGGCGATGATAACCTTCCCTAAAACTTCACTCATACAGGGCGGAATGTCGTCGGTAAGTTCGCCCGTCATTGCCAAGTTGATTGCGGCAATGGAGCAAGCGCTTTCTTCTGTGCCTAAGCCCGCTGGCAGGTCATGTGTGTCTAGGTATTCTTTCAGCTTATGCTGTGCTTCGGGTGTGTA